CACTGGCCGATGGGCAAGCAGTATCCGTTAATCATACGTTTTTTCATAAATCGCATTCTGCGACGACATTAGAGTTAACTGATAGTACGACAGGTTTAACAAACCTGGCTCGTCCTATTATTAAGTTATCTCGTATACCGTCGAAAGATCGAAATATCAGGAAACTTCGCATGAGCGTGGTAGTGCCTGTCCTCGAAACAGTGACTGGAAACAATGCCAGCGGATACGTAGCAGAACCTAAGAAAATCGGTTCTGTTGAATGTATATACGATTTTATTGTACATAATCGCGCATCCGAACAAGCTATCAAAGACGCAAGAGCTTACGCCGGTCAATTTTCATCCGGTACTAATCTCATGTTCTGGGATAGTTTACTTTATGATCAATTTCCTTATTAATTTAGGGGTCTATTGATCACTTTTAACTATTTTGAAAAATAGGAAATTTACTATGAAAAGTAAATCAAAAAAAGTTGTGTACAACTCATTTAACTTATGGAGACGCGATGAATCAGAAAGATTCACGAAACGACTCGCGTGGTATTGTGCATGTAGCTCAGGACGGTTCGCAGACGAATTATGTAATCTCGTTGCGAATGACTGTTTTGAAGAAATATGTTCATATAGCATTGATTATAATACTGATGACACTCCTAGGGAACTTGCCTACGCTCGTCAATGTCTTGCATTATATACAAAAAATGCAGACTTACGAATCAAAGGCGTGAACCCTGAGTGGAATTTCTTATCATCATTAGCCGAAACTGAGCTGAAATGTTGGCTTACTAACAAAAGATTTTCGTCCTTATATCAGTCAGAAAAATTGTTTTTCTGCGAGAACGGCCTTGTTTATGAGGTCTCTCGGAAAATTACTGATATCTTGGGCGATTGTCCGTCATTAGAAGACTTACATTTTCGCTTCGGACCTGGGTTAAACGTTGGATTGCCCAACGGAGATAAAACATCGGCTCGTCATAAACTTGACGCTGCCATTTCATGTTCTGCTGATATCAGCGCAGATCTTATGGATAAGATTCGCGCTGAGCTTCCGCACATGTTTAGTAGGAATAACCTAGCATGTGCAGTTGCAAAACTATCAAGCGTTCCAAAAAACGCAAAAACTAGGAGGTCTATAATTATCGAACCTATCCTAAACGGGCTATTGCAGCTTGGTGTAGGACAAGTCCTTAAAGATAGACTTGCTTCTATTGGTGTTGATCTAACAAATCAAGAAACAAATAGAAACCTAGCCTTAGAAGGTTCGTTGAAAGACAACCTTGCTACGCTAGATCTTAGTAATGCGAGTAACACAGTGGCATCGCTTATCGTGTTTCACCTCATACAGTCAGAAGATTGGTTTAATCTTTTAAACCAATTACGAACCAGTAAGGTAAAGTATAACGGCGTCGAGATTGATCTTGAAATGTTTTCCTCAATGGGAAACGGTTTCACGTTCGAACTTGAATCTCTTATCTTTTATGCGATAGCTTTTGTTACTATGCGACGGTGCGGTGTTGCAGGAAAACCCAGTGTTTATGGAGACGATATTATTGTCCCCAATAGCAATGGGTTGCCCGAGCAACTTATTCACAATCTTAATTTCTTTGGATTTACTGTTAATAGCGATAAAAGCTATATAAATGGCCCTTTCCGAGAAAGTTGTGGAGCCGATTACTTTTCTGGAATAAACATTCGACCTTTCTATCTTAAGGACCGATGGACTGATGCAAGAATTATTGGC